TTCTTGTTGTTGTACTTCAGATAGTGCAATCTTCATGGTCTCCTTGAGCTCATTACGATTGACAAAGATGCTATCACGATAATCCTTGTAATCAGGACGCTCCTTCTCAAATCGTTCTGATGTCTCGTAGATTAATTCTCTACAGATACGCTGCATCACATCCAGCATCGATCCAGGCACATTCATGTATGAACCGCCACCCTTACCGTCGAACATTACCTCACGCACCTTGTCAAGTAGAAACTTGTATTCAATTAGTTTCTCTTCATAGATGTCATAGAAGAGTGTTTCGTCTTCAGGAGATTTGAAATTTGGAATGTCACTCATACTTCTTCATTCTCATCAGGATTTTTGGGATCAGCAAATGTACCGTAGTTGTATGTGTAGTACAGAAAGTTGTTGATGCTACGCTCAATACCCAGACTTTCTTTGACTGCTAACCAGCTTTCATACTCTAACTGTATGTCTGGTCCTAGTTCAAGTGTCACTTTCATTTTGCTCTCGGATCTGTTTGATTTTCAGCAGAATTGCCTCTGCCAGTGAATGGTCGTCGCCGTTATATGCTGTGATGTAGTCTAAGATCAGTGACCGTAGATCAGGATCCAATGGACTGGAAGAATTCTCCAAGTTCATGCTCGTCATAAAACAAAGTAACTTCGTTATCTAGTTGTTCTGGATCCAACCACTCAAAGTATTCGTCAGCAAATCCCAACGCATCATCGACACGATCTTCAGCAATCAGTTGTTTGAAGCGGTCACACGCCCACTCATAGATGGCGTCACGTTGTTGAGAAATACGGAGGCAGTCTTCGTTGTTCATTTCTTGAAAAGGGTGAGTTTGTTAGCGAGGTGGTCGTAAGACCTGAATTCTATATCACTGGGCGTCAGTCTGGAGACTGCAGCTGCGAATTCGTTAGGAAACTTAGAGAAGATGCGCCAGTATTTGGCAACACCATCCTCATCTAGGTCTTGACGAGGGAGAACTTGAACACTATACTCACCCATCGTGTAACGATTAGGGAGTGGTTCAATCAGTGTCTGGGTGTATTCAACGAGTGGATTGTACCTCATTTAACAAAAACCTCCTGGTGTTCTTCAGATAATTTAGCAACCTCTTGGAGGTGATAGGCAACGTGAGCAACATATTCCTGCTGCTCTTCATCAAGCAACTCCCACGCAATATCGTAGGCGTTGTCCCAATCTACTGTACCATCTTCAAGTACATCAGCACTGTAGATAGCATCACCAGCGTGGTCGATAGCGTATGCGTTGCCGTTAGTAACGATGTAATGCATGGTTGGTTTGAACTCTGTAGGTAATTTAGCAGGAGTGATGCGGAATGTCAAGCTCAGCGAGCGTAAAGATAACCGCCCGCCCAGTCACAGTTGGCGAGAACATCTTCACGCTGCTCGATGATACGCAGATCGTAGCGAACACCTTTGGCAGGAGACTTCCAAGAGGCAGACTTATACAGTTCGCCAGTCTTCTTGTCTACGAAAGCATGAACAGAACGCTGACCACCACCATCAACAAGAATGATCTTGTGATACTTCCTACCGCTCTCGATCACATAATCGATGGGGCAACGACCGCTCTGGAGATCAGCAATACATGCTTTGTGATACTGAATGCCAGTCTCAGTATTACCTTCCAGACGAGCAAGGGAACGCTGATGACCACGAACAGCAGTCTCAATATAGTTCTGACGCAGAGCATCGGTCAGCATCCAGCACCACTTGATCACGTTGAGTTGGATGGTGTTACGGGCGTCTTGCTGGGCGACGAACTGGGCGAAGGTGGCGGTCATGGGGTGGTGTCTTTCGCTGATGTAATCAGTATAGGGCAGATCAGAGCAGTGCCAGTGCCTCCTGTGACAGCTCTTCAACTGGCACATCCTGGTACGGATCGTAGGCAGACAGGTCTAGATCATAAGCATCAAGTTGGTTCAGGATCTCACGGTCAAGCAAAACTTCTTCAATCATTTGTTCAGAGGAGAGGAATAAAAACGGCGGAAAGCAGTAACAACAATAAGCAGCGTCGAAGCCACACCAACCAAACCAAGGAAGGTAACAGCATCGCCAGTGAAAGTGTAGGTGTCAGGGTTCATGTCAGGAAATTACTCGGAAACAGATAGTAGCATTACCACGACTGGTAGATGCGATGTGAGCAAACGCAGCATAGGATAAATCCAAATCTGCGTGAGAGTAAGGGCCACGGTCGTTGATACGAACAACAACCTGTTTGCCATTATCTTGGTTCGTTACACGAACCTTGGATCCCATAGGGAGATGTGGGTGAGCAGCAGTCCAACGATAAGCACTGAAAGTTTCTCCATTAGCAGTACGTTGTCCATGGAAACCATCACCCATGCCGTAGAATGTGGCGATGCCACACATCAAACCAGCAATAATCATTTGGGTTTAGCAAAGATACAATCGGGATGTCCTTTAGGTAGAGTAGCACATACAGTGTCGTATGCTTCAAACATCTTCTGATCACGCTGGATCAGGAACACGTTGTAGACTACGATGGTAGCTACAGCAATCAGAATGTAGCGGAGTTTCATTTGATGTGACCTTCAGCAATCTGATTGACAACGTTACGAGCAGACTTCATGAATTGGAAGGGAGTATAAAGTCCCATATCTGCACCATCAAGAACATCAGATTGATTGTAAGTGTTGACAATCAACAGGCAAGCATCATAGAGAGCGGCGAGGTGCTCTTCTTTAGATTGAAATTGCATGGCGTTGTAAGAAGGAAGCATTGGTTTGATTGATTACCTTGTAATTATAAGGTCAATCCAGCTCGGACAGGGCGCTCTGTAGACAGTTCCACAACTGGCACTGAACTGCCACATCATCCACGCCATGCTGCTTTGCTGTCTTGCGACTGTCACGGGGATTGTGTCCCCACATCAGGTCAATCAGAAACTTGATCTGCTGGGTGTCCAGGGTCACGTGGGTGACCACAGAGGGGCAAGGATAGGTCATAGGGGTCAGAGGGGGGTTACAGGCGCTCCTGGGTGCCTCAGACGAACGAGAGGACGCTAGGGCGCATCGGTTTTAGGATCTGCATGGCACTATAGGGTGACGTATCATCGATGTCAACCTCTTTGCCAATAGATTTAGAATTGACTGGGGCAAAATACTTTTTCTTCTTGATGTTGTAAAATCCCCAGATAGAATAGACTGGACTATCTTGAGTATATGAAAACGGAAAGTGATTACCGATCCATATACTCAGGTATCCAGCTTTGAATTGTTGCACGGAATAAGAATATCCGTTAGGAGGTTGATGCGGAAAGTCATGCGGAAGTTCCATCAGCAAGCACCTGCCATAGGGTTAACATTCTTGACTTCAGTGTTAAAACCAGTCACTTCCCAACCGAGACCGATACGCTCGTCCATCTCACGTTGGAAGTCACGCTTGGTGATACACTTGTAGGACATGGCATCAACACCACGGAACTTGAGCACCTTGAACATAAACTTGGTGCTATCCTTCACAGGGAAGTAATCAACGGTCATGGAGGGCTTGCCGTCGATCTTGGAGAAGGTGGCGAGTTGCATGGGTGTCTCTCGATTACTTTGTAATCATACAGCAGCAAGGTGGGTGGTCACGGTCGGGTGTGCCAGTTGTTGAACTGGATAGTTGGTGATGTACAAATGCTGTACCTTGGCGCCAGAATGGTTTTTGTTCTTACCAAATCGTTGAGAGTATACGAAGTCTTTGGTCATGATGTTATAGTCTTCATAACTATCACGATAGAACTCATGATCAGAGTGAATGATCAACCACTTAGCAGGTGTTGCCTTGAGACAACTCAAGAGCTTCTCGTGTAGACTTGAACCACCATCTCCTGTAGTATAACCAAGACGATCTAGGTAAGGTGGATCAATAAAAATAAAATCATTCTCACGTACATCTTTGAAGCAGTGCTCAAATGAAGCATGAGAGATCTTACAATTCAGAAGAAATTGATGGTGATCCTTCGAGAGATTACATGAGAATGATTTGTAGTGTCCAAATGGCACGTTGAACTCTCCATTCGCATTGTACCTCTCCATGCCAGAGAAGCACAACTGCCGCACGATAATGTACGACAATGCCCTCTGCAGAGGATCTACACAATCCCACGGTTGATTGATCGCTTCTCTAGATGCATAGAACTCAGTTTCGAGATCGTCATGCTCCAAAGTTTTGATATAATCCACTTTGAGTTGAAGCTCATCATATCTATCAGATGCAACGACTTGATAGAGATTGATAATATCTCGGTTGACATCACTCAGAATAGACTGTCTCCCGTAATGGAATGCTACAGCTGCACCACCACAAAATGGTTCAATAATCTTTCCAGTAAAAGAAGGCAGCAAACCCGTGATCGTTTTGATCTCACGAGATTTGCCACCTTGATACTTAACAATAGGTTTAACCATAACGCTTTTCCTTAAGAATAGGACCAACAACTTCACGCATAAATGTGAAGTATTCTTCAGTGGTAAATGGGCAGTCAATCATCTTCATCATATCAGAGACACCAATGATATTCATACCTTTGTTGGTATATTTGACCTGCCACTTATGTGGAACAGCATCTACCACAGGACAGAAATATGCTCCAGTAGCGTCCTCCATAGTCGCCAAAACTGCTTTGATCTTAGCGTTAGATGCTTTGTCCTTCTCACTGTCAAAGTTGAGATTACACTTGCTCTCAAGGTAGAGTTTGTACACGTTCTCACCTACGCTATACTTAAACAGATGATCAAGTTGGCGTTCATCGTTACCAACCATGATCATGTTGTTCTCTGCAATCAAATTTTCAGCGTTCTTTGCATCGCTGATAACTTGATTCCAGAACTCTTCAATCTTATTGCCAAACTGAATTCGGATGCTCTGAACGCTATTCTCAGGTTCCCACCCAAGGCAGGCATCGATATAACTCTCTACCTGTGTGGGGTCGATGGAGAGAATGAGAGGAAGCAGATGACGCTCTAAGTAAGACATGTGTTTGATTGATTACCTTGTAATTATAGGGCATGAAAAAGGGGGATTCGAAGCCCCCCGTGCCACTTCTTCAACTGTCCCCAAAGACGGGGTGAATTTCAGTTTTAACGTGCTCAGTCATGTTAACATGCTGCTCCCACAAGATCGCATCCTCTAGATTGTAGAAAATAGCTTGTTGTTTCGCCTTTTTGTTCTTCTTTTGTTTGATCCACACAACAGCGTACTTCATTCCAATACTCACGATAAACTAAAAGTGATGCCTGATACCTACCATTACGCTTGGTTTTATCAGGAATGTCAAGGAAACAGACTGTGATGTACTGTTCGTCAATAAAATCTATCCAACCGTGTGTCCCACGGTATCCAACCTGCATCCCATGTTCAAACTTCATCAGTTGATCTGTTCGAATGCGTCACGATTTTTGTTTGCTGGATTGGGCAATCTGAACATTTCCTTGAGATCATTTAGATCATCCAATTGCTTCTGCAGCATATCAATACGTGCTTGGAGAAGTTGGAAATTGTATTCGTTGTTGCTCTGCATTTGTAGTAAATTTTCTACTACAGATTTCATCTCTTCATCAGTCATGGTAAAAACTCAATTGTCGTTCTAATTCTACTTTCAAACTGACAAGGCGGGAGTATAAAAATTTCTCCCACTCATTGCCAGCAAGAAGCTCTGTCAGATTATTTATCTGAAGCAGAGCAAGGATCAGTTTGGTTTTATCATCCATCAGTAGGAAGGATCGCCAGGGATGTTATCATCACATTTTTCCGTGCTGGGTTTGCCATGAACCAGCAGTAGGGCACCCTCTGCCTTGTCAGCAAAGGTTTTGTGATAAGTGTTCATCTCCACGATAATATCTCGCAGATCGTTATAGAATTCTAGAATACTGGTATCAGCATCGTCCAAATAATCATGGACGGCATCACACAAACGGTCTTTACGCTGCTTGGTATACTCTTGCTTCCAGTATTCATCAGAATGTTGAATTTCTGGGCGTCCTTCGATAGTCATAGTGAATTCGTGGGGGTTATTAGGGTTGAGTTTCATATCATTCAGTAGGGGCAACACCTTTGACAAAGATAGCATCCACAACACGTTGCAGTCGCTTCTCAGTCTGCTGACCGTAGTTACTAAACACAGGCACGGTAACGAAACCAGTACGCTTGCGGTAGAATTCTAGCTGACCAGCAGGGATCTTACCCGATTGTATATCAGCAGCGTCCTGTTTGTCAAGTCGAATGACACGACCGATGGTTTGCGCCATCTCGATCACAGGCAGATTACGCAGCAGGATGCAGTGAGTAAGACCAGGAACGTTGATACCTTCGCTCAAGATGCTATAGTGGAACATGATGAACTTACGGCTAGGATCTTTACCCCAGGCGTCAAGAGTGTCAAAGAATTCTTGACGACCAACTTTCTGTTTGTTGACATAGGCACCATACTTGCTAGTGATGTGGAGAACATCGTAACCACGCTCAGCAAACTCCTGCATCACGTTGGTGCTAGAGAGCAAACGCCACAGCACACGAGTGTTGGGAGCAGCAACCAGGATCTTCTGGGCAGCAGCATCATCGAGTTTGCTGACAATATCAACCAGCACCTCACGGTCGTTCTCTGCAGCAAGCAGAGACTTGTTACGCTCGATGTCAACAACGTGAGCTTGAATGGTAGGAGGAATGATACTACCATTGGCGATGAGTTCAGGAGCAGGAATGTTGATCAGTTCCTTACCATACACATCAGTATTATGCATACTGATGTTACCACCACGATACTTAGGAGTGGCAGTAAAGTAGTATGCGTTCTTGGCAGTCACAGTAGCAGCAGCAACCTCCATGTAGAAGTCACGACGCACAGAATTGTGTGCCTCATCGTAGTAGATCACATCCACATCAATACCCGCTTCGTTGACACGGCGCAAAGAGTTGTAGGTGGTAAAGATAATCTGGTGAGAGTTGGCAGCTTTACAGATAGAATTATGAATGACGATCTCACGCACCTTAGTGGTGTGGTGACAATCTACCTCACCGCTGTGAACATGAAGAACAGTAGCATCAACCTTGCCGTTCAGTTCAGACCAGAACTCTTCATACAACTGAACTGCCAGCAGGATGCGAGGAGCGACCACTACAACGGTCTGGGGGCGGTCTGCCTCTTGAAGACGACGCAGACAGTCAAGGATCATAGGAAGGGTCTTGCCGCCGCCCGTAGGGCAGGTAACACGACCGACAGCAGCAGTCTGCAGGGCATCAAGGATACGCTGCTGGTGGGGGCGTAAGGTGAAGGTCATGCGGTTCGCTGTTGATGAGATTAGTATAGGGCATGAGAAAGGGGGCACGGGGCCCCCTGTGACAGTTTTTCAAGTGGATCAGAAAGAAACCCTGATCGCTTCTTCTTCACCTTCAATCTGGGGGATCCAGTAGAGTTCCAAAGGAAGAGAATTAACATCGACCTTAGGAAGTTTGAAGCTAAAGAGAGAACCAACATTAAGCATACCCTCAACTTTAGAGATATACCAGTTGATAGTGCTATTCAAAATGTCGTTAATAGCATCGACAATCTCTTGACGCTCAGCCTCAATCTCATGTTCACAAGTTGCTTTACTAGCGCAACTAACACGGACAGTTTCACCAGCCAAAACAGCTTCAAATGCCCACTTCAGAATATCGTTAGCATAACGATATGTGAAACTGTTATCAAGAACTTTATGGCGAGTACGGGCACCATCAACACTAGAGTAGTTGTTCTCACCAAACAACTTGTTTTTCTCGTACCAATCTTTGATCTCAACCTTGGAAGTGTTAAACACTCGCTGAGAAGGTTTCTCGTTGCTGAGGATTTTGTTACGAATGGTGCCGATAGTAGATTTATGCCCCTTTAAAGGGAAGTGCTCATAGATACCAGACACAGAAAACAACTTTTCTAGATTTTTCTTGGTGCGGGGGATACCTTCATCCTCCATAACACGAGAGAGGATCAGAAAATCTGCACTAGAACAGTTTTGAGGGTTGCCACCGTCAGTAGCATTCACAAAAATACCGCTCAAAGTCATAACTGAACTGTCAGAAAGACTATCAAGCAAAGCGTCACCAGTAACCTTACGACGATAACGAGCCACGGGTGCAGTACGCCAATCATTCTCCTTCAAAGCAAGAAGAAGGTGGCGGTGATCGAATTGCTCTTCTTTATCTTCAGAGATAAAGACACTAATAGGCCAAGAACGAGAGAGCCAACGGTAACCAGAAGTAGAGGCAACAAGACCATCAAGTTTGTTTTGGATTACCTCAGACTTACGAGGATAGTTTGCTTCTGTGGGGGTGATCTCACCAACCTGACGAACAGCAAAATCTACATATTCTAGAAGAGGATACGAAGGTCCATCTTCTGGGTCAATCTCAAGATACAAGAGGTTGAAATCTTGCGATTGATCGACTACAACTTTCTTAAACATAATTTTTTGGAAGTAATTGTGCGGTATGCTCAACATCGTTGAGGCATGAGAGTAATATAACAGAGATTTTCGGGTCTGTCAACCCCATGTGACAGTTTCCTCATCGTCCACTCGATCGACGGATGCGATGTCACAAACAGGCACCTCATGTTCGTTAGCAATCAAATACCATGGCATGATTTGACCATGATACTCTGGATGAGCTTGATATTCTGTTGTATATTCACGATCACCAAGATACTTTACTTCTGTATCTGGAATATTGTGATCACGCAACATTGCTTGGAGCTGAAGATGGATCAACTCAGGTTGTGTGGGAACTTTCATAGTGATTAGAATGCTTTTAGCAGTCTAGATCAGTCTTGTGCTTCTGTCAAGAATTCTCCAAACTGCTTAAGATATTCTTTTCTCACTTCTTCTGCGGCATCACCAATAGTAATGACGCTGGAGTATGGTACAGCAAACTCAACACTGGATGACGCAGACATCCATGCGAGATAATTAATATCAAACTTCATATCTTCAGTTTGACGCATAACAAGAGTGTAAGGATATGCCAGTTTAAATCCAACATTTTTTCCTCTTTCATCTTGCATGTCAACAATATCAGCGATTACTTGTTCTCCAGTAATCATCTTCACAACTTGTACTGCCATGATTATTTTTGCGGTGGTGTAACTAATCCTTCTTTGAGAAATTTTCGTGCTACTTCTATCAGTCCACCAATTTTCTCATCATCAATTATAACATAAGGCAACATGTTTACGCCAGGATGTTCTTGTTGAAATTGTTCTAGCGTGATGTCAGTTCCTACCTGTGTCTCAGTATAGGTTTGATTTGCTCTTGTCATCAGCTCTTTGAGATGAGCACATGAAGAACAATTTAGTAGAGTATAAACTTTGATATCCATGATTAATTTTCAAATACAATATATCCTGACTGATCTATCACATAGCACTTAAAATAATATTCATCTTTTTCCACATATTGTCTCTTTGGAAACCACGATTCTGCATTTAGTTTCGCAGCATCATCAGTTTTAAATTGAATAATATTATCATGCTTCGTCTTAATAATCAAAAGCAGATCTTCTGGCAAAAATTCTTCATAGAATGAATATACACTATCAATCAAATCCTGATTCTCGCATCGTTCTAGAGATTGATTGTAAAAGTAAACTAATGCACAATTATTTTTTTCACAATAATCGTACATTATGTCAAAAATATTTTTTGCGTCAAATACTTCAATCATTCTTCTGCTCCACTTTCTTCTGTGTCAAGTGTTGTAAGCAAATAGTCTAAAACTTGTTCACTACTTAAATCTTGACCTTCTTTAATTTGTTGTATTACTTGTGCATTTTCATTTGCACCTTGATATACTGGAAGTGCTGCCATTGCTTCACGATAATTTTTATAATTAAGAGGATTCATCAATTGCTGCTTCATAATTAAGGTTTGAATAATTCTTTCCTTAAAATTAGACAGGAAGTATGCAGAAAGTTTTAAATATTGAGAGTTGGTTGCCAGGTATTCTTCAGATTCGTTTGCTGGTTTATAAAACTTTTTCCAATCTTCAGGTGAGATTGGGAACATAACATCATGTGCTTCTACATATGCAGAATTCTGTGGAATATCTCTTAATGCTTGTCTGTAAGTTTTCCATAGTTCTTTTTCTTCATCAGAAATTGGACTATCACCACCAAACACCCAATCAGTATCATCCAACAAGAAATTTCTTGCTAGTCTAATGCCGTACCATGAGACTTTCTTACCCTCAAGGTATGCCTTAGTAAGTTCTTGCTGGAAATTTTCCTTTTCTACACTTTCAATAAGATAGAATGCTTCCTTTAGAGCTTCATAAATTTCTTGTGCTTCTTTAGCATCATAGACTTCCATTTCATAATCTTTCCACAGATATTCTCCAGTAGCAAAGTTTTTTACAAACTTTCTCCTTTGAACATGGAATGCGCCAGTGTCATAGTATGTGAATAATACCAATTTGTCTTTATCACTATCCCATGATGGGTAGAGACGAGGACCAATATGATCGTTCCAATAGCTGTCACTAAGTTCTCGTGTCATTCCACGATAATTTACCTGCCTCTGAATGGCATTTAGTTGTAGAACTAAATTTGGAACATTTGATTCCGATACGATGCTCATAGTTTTGGCGCTCTCATAAACCATCCAGTCAATATATATTTATCTTCTGTCAAAACAGTTAATCCACGATGAGTATGAGTGAAATGTGCTGGCCAAATAACAACTGTACCTTTTGTTGGTTTGATTCTTCTGAGTTGATAGATATACTCAGTTTCTCCCTCACCATCTGGCATATCATTTAAGTATATTGTCCAAACAAGAATTCTATTTGAAGTGTCAACATTACCAGCTTCATAATGCCAGACATGATATCCACCTCCAGGTTGGGTTCTTTGCAACTTATAATGTGGGGAAAATAAAGTTTCTTTCTTTAAGGCATCATACTTATCAACATAGTGCATTACACAAACCTGCAAGTATTCACTCACATGTTGTGCTAACTCTTTGTTAAAACTTTCAACTAACAAACAAGTATCTGATCTTCCGAGTTTGCCTTTATCTTGGAACTGATTATCACTTCTCCACACTTTACTAGTAGAAGCAGATATTTCTAGTTTATCTTTAAATTCAGAAATAAGTTTTTCACAAATATCTTCATTTAAAAAATTTGGGTAAACCCCGATGAAGTCTTGGTATTCTGCTTTCACGAGATGTAATGGTATAAAGGGTTCTGTCATTATTAAAATGCTTTGATAAGATATTTTGTTAACATGTATGGTTCAACCAGTGGAATATCTGTCACTGGATCTAAAAATGGAGATGGAATTAAAGGAACACCAGCAGTCATATTAAATGTAATATCATTTACGCCAATACCTGCTGGATAAGCAGAATTTGTTGGTCCTTCTATAGGATATGAAACTGAACCAGCACTTGCAACTAGTTCTCCTGGTGTTGGCACAAATTGTACCTCAGATACTAATTTATAATCATAGAGAAACTCAACAATTCCGTATTGGTCATTATTTCCACCATTATCATTTGCACCAGATGCTGCAGTTCGTTTCTGAAGGATTTTAAATTTAACACCAGTGGTTTGTGCTGCCTGTGGTAGAGTTATAGTGTACGTATACCAATTAGTTGCAGTATTTCCAACTCCATTACCATCATAGTTAGATGCAATTTCTGCATCTGATGGTCTTGGAACTAAAACGCCAACAAATTGATTATCTGGGAAATTATCTGATCCATCGATATTATAATAAACTCTCAATTCATCAGCACTGTCGTCTGGTCTTTCGCCACCATTAATGTTATTTCCTCTACATGCCTTAACTCCAATTTTTTCTACATTCGTACAGTCTTGAGGTAGAAGAACAATATATCTTTCTAACTCGTTACCACCTATTTTAACATACTTTGTATATGCTGCGCCAGTTCCAGAACCTAAAGTAATACTAGTTACATTTCCAGCAGCATTTATAGTTGTAGTTGCTGTTGTTTCTGCTCCACAACCCCCCAAAAATCTGACCTTTGGTGGAGATGTGTAACCATTACCACCAGCAGTTAAAGTAAGACCAGTAATAGTTCCATTAGAAACTGTAGCAGTAGCAGTTGCACCAGATCCACCAGTATTTCCTTGGGGACTAATAACAACAGTTGGAACTTGTGTCGTTGGTAATTTAAATCCGCCAGCAGTTCCAACACCAGTTCCAGAAGAATAGATTTCTGGACCAGCACTAGCACTTTCTATAATATCACCAATAGAGATACTACTTGTTCCACCTTGATATCCAGTAATAACAGCTGTTTGAATTCTAACTTGTCCGCCGCTGCCGTTATTACTACTTACATTATTTGATCCACTAATTTGTCTAGATACTCCGCTACCACCGCCACCTACAGTAATTGTCGCAGAAGAAATACCATTTGCTTGAAGTGCAGATCCTAAAATATTTCCAGATATTCTACCACCAGATCCTCCACCACCGCCACCAGAAGTCCAATAACTTCTATCTTCCTGAATTTGACCTACGATCTTGCCATTAGTTTCTGAAGAATTACCAGAAGCAACTAAATCAAAAATATCAGATCGGTAGCTGGTTAATCCTCTAGCACCACCATAACCACCGCCGTGACCACCAGTTCCACCACCACCACCGCCAGATCCGCCTGCGCCAGCACCACCTTCTGGACCTTGACCAGCACCAGTTTGACTTTGAAGACCAACACCGCCGCCGCCACCACCGCCGCCGCCGCCAGTACATCCATAGTTACCACCAGATCCACCAGCACCAGAGAATAATGGAGAGGTTACTGCTTGGGCGGCATCTGTGATCGGATTTCCAGTAGCATTATCACCACACTGACCTTCACCAGTACCTCCACCGCCGCCACCGCCACCAGCGCCAGCAACAATCTGCACAGTAGCACCAATAGTACCAGTGAGAACAGTTGCAGCACCACCACCACCACCATTACTAACATATCCAGCACCACCAATCCCGCCGCCGCCAGTTCCATACGTTGCAGTTGCAGATCCTGCCCTTGGTAGTCCACCTTGTCCAGGATAAAACCCAAATACGGCTCCAGAAGAAAGACTCTTAAGAGAGAGTTTCATATATTTACCAGGACCACCTTGCCCAGTAGTACAACCATATTCATATGCACTAGGATTAATTCCAATAGACCCGTAAAGTTCAATAGTTACTGCATTAATCGAGTAATTAGGATTTGATGCTTGAACAGCGAAGTTACCAGTGCTAGGATAGGCAACTGTTACCGCTGCAAGATCAACAATTTGACTAACACTCAAATATCTTCCAGCACTTCCACTAGCACTGGCAGCGCCTCCCCAAGTTCCACTAGGATTTTCTACCGCATTCACTGCTTTCCAAAATGGTCCAGCTTGTCCACTTCCACCAGAAAATCCAGCTAAAGCACCGCCTTGATCTTGCTGAATGTTAAAGATACTAGATGCAGAACCAGTAATAGTATTTGATCCAGCACTTCCTCCGCTACCACCACTAGAAAATCCTGCGGCGCCACCTTTCACGCCACCACCAGCAGTAATAACAATTGCACCATTACCAACATTTACAGAAGATGTGCCGCCATCATTTCCCTGTTGATCATAAACTGCACCAGATGCACCACCACCTTGTACTGTAATAGTAACTTCATCAACAGAAGTATTAAAACTATAAGTATAAGTACCAGGGTTATTATAATTTGTTGTCACAAAATTATAAATTGGTGTCCCCGAAGTCAAAATAGTTCTGCCACCAATTTGAGAACTATTGTTAAAAACTCTAAATGTTGGACTTGGAGTAAATGTGACTAATTCAAACGATCCAGAACCACCCGATGCGTAAATATTACCAGATGGATTTGATGTTCCTAATGCTGGATCTCCACCAGTAAAGTTGTACCTATCATAGGTTGCAAATGTTGTGCTGGTATTTGCTTTTTTCAAAAGAGCATGATTGTGCGTAAGAGCAATACCACCAGATGGAGTAAATCCCTCAATCTTACCAGTTCCATTCTTGTATCCAGTTAAATAGCTATCATATGTGACACCAGGCTTTCCACCCTGCGTTGCAGGTGCTTCTGAGTGCAGTAGTAAATGTGAATGCTGAGGCGCCCCAGATAATCTCTTTTCTTGTAGTGTAAATGTAATTGTTTCAGATCCTATAATAGCACCACCAAGAGTGTCGGTAACATTTGTATAACCTGTTGTGCTGACGGCTCCTAGATTAAACTGTCCTTTCTGTGATTGTTCATCAAAGTACCATTTTCCACCAATACTTTCTGGTCCAATTACGATATCGATATTCCCAATAACTGGAGATCCACTACCATAGACTGCGCCAAATCCAACGATCTTCTTGGCAAGAAGATCAGGAACAGCAAAAGTTCCCATGTTTGTATCAGGCCAATGCTCCAATACATTATCCTGTGTAATTGGCGAAATAGAACCATCACGATTTAGTCTAATTTCAAACGTTGCCCCGATACCAGAACCAGTGAAAGTTATGGTTGGTGGTGCTGTATATCCAACTCCTGCTCTAATAATAGTAATTCCAACAACCTGACCAGATTCAATTACTGGAACACCAGTTGCTGTGATGCCACCAATTGGTGCTGCAGAAAAGGTTATTGTATTCGAACCAGCATATCCACTACCACGACTTAAAACAGTAATTCCATTACTAGGAGATCCACCATAAACATTCCCAATTGCAGCATATAACAACGGATAATCTGCAATATTATATTCAGATCCATCACAATAGAGATATCCTCTGTATTGAAAATCTGGATTTATTTCTGGTTGTGCGTTTCCAGAAACATTAATGTAAGAAGTTGTGCCATTTAAAGCATTTCCAGTTGGCACAAACTCAGAATCAAAAGATTTTTTGCCAGCCTTAGTTTTTAAGACATTAATAATTGTACCAACAGAGACAGAATCTGGACCTTTCTCTGAGTAAAAATTTTGTCGATTGTTACGATATACAGGATTAAATGCTACCATGTTATGTCTTAATTAAATATTCTAATACAATGAATGGTGATGTTATTGCATCAATAGATGCTTCAGTGTCTGGAAAAAGACTTATAGTAGTATTTAATGCATCTGGTTCCAATAAAAAAGTATCAGTGACAATTTTAAAATTATGACCAGATCTTGTTATAAGAATTTTATGATTATGTATGGTTGGATCATCAACACCGTCAGTATAATTAAGTTCTTGCACTTCAGTTACAATATTATTTGCCTGCGGATAGGACGTTTGTTCGGTTAGATTAGAATTTAGTGGTAGTACATCAGCAAGTGATGTTCCTTTCCAATCGATTGGAACTTGAGCTGCGCCAGAAATATAAGTTGAAGGTGCTGTTCCACTTGTATTCCATCCAAATCCATCAGCTCCTCCATTAAACAAATCAGGAACACAACCAATAAGACTATCTACATATTGTCTAATTCTAGTTCCAGGAAATCCAAACCAGTCATTAGCAAGATCGTAAGTAACGCCACTAGTCAACAAACAATAACATCTCAAGTTTGTCAATTCACATCCACTTCTACAAAAATTATTAAATGTGATAACTTGTGATCCTAAAAATAGTGGAGGTGGTAGTGGGACAATATTAATATCATCTGGCGTTCCCGCTTTTGTCCCAGACGCAATAGCCCAACACGCTGGTTGATTACTGCCAGGAGAGTTGTTTGATAGTCCACCCTCATTATATTTGGTGGCATTTAACCAATCACTAACGTTTATTGTACTCGCATTCTGGAAGTTATTTGTTCCAAAAGCAAGATCTTGACCGCTTGCTGGTGCATTCCTTGGTTTAATTCTAACTCTATTTGTAGTGGAGAAGTGCATGTGTGGGTGAATTGCCAAAGCATCAACTGATTCCGAATCGGTATATCCAGCATTTCCCCATGTATAACTTGGTTTTCCTTTTAAAGATATAGTCTGAGGAGGAATAATAAACTTTCCAGTATATGTTACCTGAGCCACTTGTCCAACGTTAGATGTGGCTTCAACACCAATCCCAGACCTTCTAATAAAAAGTCCAGATTGAGTTTCTGTTAAAATATTATTGTATGTTCCAGCATCTGCACCAGGAACTGGTCTGGGATACTTAGATCCAAGATCTGGAACAACAAATTCTTCATCTGTCAATTGTGTAAGTGGATCTCCATTTTGATCTTTTCTTACAAATTTACAATTAGTTCCCGTCCCAATAATTGATGCAAGATCTGGATACTGTGAGGCATTATACTTAGATCCATCACATCTCAAATATCCAGCTGGCAAAATATTTTTAACTTCTACACTTTGAGGATTATTTGGTACAGGAATTTCCACAGGCCAAATAATTATGCTGCCAGTAAGAGTACCATATTTACTTTTTTCTTTTGTGTAATGTGTTGCCATCAGTACGCCCTAATTATGTAAACAACGTTTAGTGATGGGTTAGCGATGTTTGCTAATATATTTAGAGCGCCAGAAATAGTTTCTGGCGTAACATCACCTCGTTGAACATTAGTAACTGGATGAGTTGTTGGTCCACTAAGGTTGCCATTTAACATGGTAACATCAAAGCTGGCATGATTGTGTGCTTGAAATGTTGTAGATGCTGGATCTTGTGCTGCAGCAGTAGAATTCAAAGTGGTTGGAAAAGTTCCATGTCTAAATGTTAAGCTTGTCTGAATTGATCCTCCACCAGCAATTGGCTTACTTAAATCTAAAACATAATTATTATTATCATCCAGAAATATACCCAAAACTTGAGTTCCAGAATCAACAAATGTTCCACTGGTGGATCCAGATTGAACGTACATAAATGGAACTATAGAATCTTTATTTGTTCCAAGATTTGTTCCTGTTGGTAATGTTACCTGAGCAGAGGCCGCTGTTATGGTAACATTATTAACGCCAAATACTGCAGTTGCTTCTGGATCATCTGAAAGTCCTGTACCACCTGTAATACCAGTATTGATACCAAAATAATTTCTTCTATTTTGAGTTTCGATTGGACGAGGAAATATTCCAGTCCATGCATCTTCTGCGTGAGTAGTAACTGGAATACTTGTAAATGCATCTGTATAAATCTGAGATTCTAGAACTCTTGCAGTTGCACTAGAGGATGGTATCTTGCTATAGTCATATGTAACACCACCACCTTGACCAGGAAATGTATTGAATTGATTTGTTTGAATCAATGTATTTTCATCGTAAAATGTAATTACACTACTGCCGCCGCACCATGTTTCTGCATTTTCAGCATCATTGAACGTTGCTTCATTCCATGATCCAGTTCCACAACCATTGGGAAGAGTTCTAGTTCCACCAATCGACATCGTTGATGGGGAAAAAACATCGGGTGGAGCTTGAAATGCTTGTGCGCTCTCATATGTTCCAGGATGTTTGTGATATGGCATATGATTAATGCCAAGTTTTCTGGGAACAGTATAAACAGTTGTTGAAAATGATGGAGGACTAATCGTAATATTGTTTGCTCCAACTCCACCAGTCATTTTACCAACAAATTGAATATCAGAAGTAACATTAAATGCTAAATCTGTATCTGCGGAAATCAGAGTAGGAATAGAAATGCTCAATCCATCATCAACAACAAGACTAGCCAATTTAGAATATGCATCAACTTGTCCATATTGATACTTTGATAATGCTAGCATCTCTGGTTCCAAGTCCATCATACACCTTCCAGTAATATCTGGAAGTTTAATAGTTCCAACGTAATGTGGGAAATCTCCAGTGAGAGGAGTTCCCCCATAACTATTACCAAGAACAGATGTTAAAAGCGGATACCTACTACCAGGATACACTCTTCCGTCACACAATATCCATCCAGTAGGAACGTTGGAGAGCAAGTCTCCATCATTTCCATCTCCTGCCCATAACATGATTGTGCCAATTTTGGCAGTTTTCATGCTTTTGATTGAACCGTAATTTTGTGCCATAGGATTATAGTTCTACTAACCACCAACCACGTAGGTTTGAAGGAATTTCTGAAGCAAGAGGATCATTAGGAGCATCGGTTGATCCAACATATAGAAGTCCAAAACCAGCATTTCGTGTCTGAACAATTAGTTCACCACTATCCCATGCCTGGGAAAGAAGACTAGCTCCAGTACCAGATGTTAGTTTGGAACCATTAAAGTCTCCCTGAATTCCAACTGGTGCGTTGGCAATTCTCAATGCTCTAATAACAAGATTTGTATTGTAACTTAGATTTCCAGTCAATTCTACAAATCTAATTATATCACCAGTAACAGCATTAGTTGGTAGATATAGAACCATGTTACCACCAGAGGTTAGGTTCAATAGATAGTTGTTATTTGGTTGCAGTGGATTTGACTGAGTTTGACCAATTCCAGTTGCAGACTGTGCAACATAGGTCCATCTTCTACCACCGTTTGCAGTGAAGTATTGTGTAATACCAAATGCATCAATTGAACCATCCTGATACAGGATAAGATCTCTAGGTCCAGTCGTTCCACCAACACCAGCAGATCCAAGGTTATCAACGTGTAAGATCTTAGTTGAAGGAGACTGTGTTTCAAATACTTGTCCCTGAATATACAGGGACTCGCCCATATCAACCTTACCAGTTCCCCTATCAACTTTGAATACAAGTTTATTATCACAGTATCCATTCTCCTGGCACTGCTCATTATAAACTTGAAGATTGCCGAATATGTTGGCAAATCCCTTAAGGAACATACCATTTCTACCCGTAACTGGGTCAACAATTGCACCATCACCAGGGTGTCCGTCATCATTAGTTACGTTGAATACTAATGTTGTTCCATCAGTTCCATAAACTCTGATATTTCCGCTTGTAATATTAAGAGATCCATGAGTTGTAAGATCTCCTCCACCAAAGAACTGCTCAACATTACCAGAGACAGGATCACGATATGACTTTGGAAGTCTTACACCGTAGACTGGATCAACTGCGCCACTCTTACTATCTGGATAGAACCACTCAGTTCCAATTCTGATTATGTATTCATAGTCTAATTTCTCTGCAACAAGATCCCCGTTGACCATCTTAATTCTAATTTTGTTAGGATTAATATTTGGGAACTCAACTGCAGTCCTTCCAGTTGCTGGGATTGGTTCTGCTAAAGTTGTAGTTCTTGGATCCTTTTGGATCTTAACAACAACTGCTCCACTATTCCATGCCTGAGCTACTGTTCCTTCTCTTCCCCTACCACCAGATGGATATGTGGAATTAGTAGATGTTGGAAGTAACTTATTACCATTTAAATCTGTATATGGATCATCAGTAATTTGGATAACTTCAACCTTAGAAACTCCATCCACAATTGCAACTAAGTCTCCCTTAGCAAATGCTGATAGGTTTGTTGCAATTGGAATATTAGATGTCGCTGCAGTTACGCTACCAGTCTGCTGATTAGCAAGAATTGTTGTAAGTGGACCTGCTGCTTGAACCGTAAACGGATCTCTTCTGTAAACATATACTGGATCTGTTGTTGAGTGAGCTGCTGCAGTAGATCCGTAGAACGCACCAACAACAAATACTGTTGCATAGTTGCTTCCGAAGAATGCATTACCTGTACAGATATCAATTTCTGCTGTTGTATAAAGTTCGTTCTTGAAGGTAAGTTTTGTATTGTCTGCTGTTCCAGCACCACCACACTGACCTGTTACAGTTAGATTACCATAGATGAATGTAGAAGTATTTGTATTACCAGGATCTCCAAGAGAAACACTACCATTAGTTGAATTAACTTCAAACACAGTCTCCTCTGCCTGAGTATCGCAACCATTCTTAATGCTAAACTTCTTAGCAACTTGCTCCAGCAAGGAAGCAACCTTGAATACTTCTCCTTGATCAGCAATACCATCACTATTGCTATCTGCTCTATCAATAATTACATAATCATTTGCTGTAAGTTGTCCGCCAAATTCTGCAAGATATACATTATCCTGAGAACCAGAAGCATCAATACCTTGAGTAATCCAAGTTGCATCAAATGCAACATTTACTTTCCAAACGTTTGTTGTATCTGGATGGTTTGTCTTGATTGTAGTGAATGTTCCAAGTGGTTGACGACGAACCTTGAGGTAGTAAGGTGCTGTTTCCGCACCTTGCAATCCATCTTCAGTAATTCTAACAATTTCTGGATGAGTTGCAGATCCACCAGAACCAGAGATTGCACTATCAATAATCACATAGTCGCCAGCTTCAAAGTATGGAGTTGGTTTGTACTTCATAGGAACGTAGTATTCCAGTCCAGTTAGTGCTGGCAATGTAGCACCTTCAGGTCCAGCACCAGGAACTGCTGCTTGGAAGTTAGAAACACCAGAGTTCCCGCCCCAAACACCAGCACCAGCGGTGTCAATTCTGTTAAATCCAGCAGTTAATTCTGCTGGAGTTGGAGCATTTTGATTAACAACAGAAACTACAAATACATTAACAATATCGATATTAGAATTGAATGTATTTTGTCCTAAAATTCCAGAAGAGTGACTGAATGATGTAGAACCAAGTTGTGCTCTGTTTCCAACAAATGAGAAGGAAGCGAAACCACCACAAAGAATTACATTAGAATTAAAACGAGCAGATGAATCAACAACAAGATTATTTCTTACCTTTGTTTGACCACCCTGACCACCAATGTTGATCTCAGATGCGTTAGTTGCAAAGTCAAGAGTTTGTGTGTTACCAGTAAAGAATTGAACGATACCAGCTTCAGATCCAACAGAAATAACCATTTCTGGATTAAGTCTATCTCCACCCTGAAGTTTGTTGGCACCAAATACTACATCACCAGCAAAGTTAACTCTTCTTGTTCCAAATGTTACATAAGAGTTTGAAGAGTTATTGCCGTATGCACCACCAATTTGAACTTTAGAAATTCTACTGGATGCATCAGAGATATCACCGATTGAGATATTTGAGTGATCAGAGTTATTACCAATAAAGATGAATTGATCATCAGTATAGGCATCACCAATCTCAATATAGGAAAGATTATTACCAAATCTTAGACCCTTTGAGTTTGCTTTACTTAGAACACCAGCAGTAACTGATAGTTGACCAGTAAACTGTGTGGAGGTAGATCCATTGAGTAAGTTGAAAGATCCAGTTGTGATGCCAGTTCTAACTTCGGCAGTGTCTGTGCCACTGTCAGTATAGATCTCAATATCACGCTCAAATCTTGCATCTTCTGTAAATCTGGAATCACCAACGACTACTAGTGCTCTATTGAGTTGCTTATCAGCAACAGTCTCGTCTGTGTTAATACCAACTCTACCTAGATTATTACCTCTAGATGCCTCAGTAATTGCAACAGTTCTCGTGTCAACTCTGAGTGTGCTGTAATCAGTTGGAGATCCACTATCACCACCAACAATAAATGCGTCAGCAATCGCATTCTTGTTGCGATCAGCAAAATTAGTGTGCTGTAAGTAGTTCGTAGTCTTCTTACCGCTGATGTATGCGTTACCGACAACATCAAGGTTTGCACGAGGATCAGTAGTTGCTGCATCAATAAATGCGTTTGTATGTGCGCTATGTGGTGAACGAGCAACTGTGTTGATGCCTAACTTGTAGTTACCAATTGTCTCCGTTTCTGTTCTAAGAGCTTCGGCACCAATTACACCAACTTCCTTCCAGTTTGCATTAGAGAATTCAATTGTTGGAAGAGGGTTGTTAGCATTTGTTGCTTGAGTAATTAGATCTGCCCAAGATTGTACAAGAGCTGGTCTCTGAGCAAGAATCTGGAGGTAGATATATGGTTTAGTTGGAGAGAATGCATCTCCATTTGGAGAGTAAATTACCCAAGTTAGATTTAGGTTAGGATCTGGATAGTTCTTAAATCTGATCTGAGATGCAGAAGTAATACCAATATCCTGACATGCAATAGTCAGACCAGTTACAGAAGATCTAAATGTAACCTTAACTACGTTACTTCCATCAAAGATAACATTTTCAATCGAATTATTTGCAATACTTTGATAGTAGTTTGCAAGGATCCAACCAAGTGATCCTGCCTTACCAACTTCAGAACCCTTAAGTAAGATATCACCAGTTGTTGGCAATACACCACCATAGGTTACAAATTGAGATACCGATAAAGCAGTTCCATTATTGGAAACTAGTGGTAGTTGATTTGGAGTGATGTTAGAGGCAACACCAACTACACTATGAGTTTGAATTAGATATTCTTGTCCATTTCCTCTAGAATTAAAAGCGAAGACTGCTGATTGAATTCTATTCTTACTTAGTTTAATATCACCCTTGCTAACTGGTCTGAATGAAGTTCTATCAAGTCCCTCATCTTGCTGCAACTGAGTTACAGGATCAACAGAAGATACATTAGAACGAATGATTAAAGCATCACGCTCTTGGATCAAGTCATTATCTTGTACGGAGATAACAACAGGAGATTCAAAGTTTGTTACAAGTGTTCCATCGCCACCAACAACGGTAAAGTTTTCGTTGAAGGTTACAGGTGTATCAAAGGTAGTAACGAGACCGCCAATTACGTCATTCTCATCACCATCATCGGCAAGAGTTGCCTTATCAATAAATGTTTCTTCACCAGTAATAGCATTAATTCTTCTGTTACCGATGTATAGATCACCCTGAGAGTTAATACCCGTGTAGAAGACGATACCAGCGTCTTGTTTCTTAGCTTGAGCATAGAAGTCCTGATCTGGTGTTAGGACGACTTCCTGGCGGGCTGGGAGACCAGTAGAGTAGTTACCAGGACCGAAACCAAGGTATTCAAACGTGTGGTTACCTGCACGAGCAATCGATGGTCTGCGGAGCTCAACATAGTATCTCTGATCTGTTACAACTGTGCTGCTACCAGAGATTGGAATGATACGATCTTCCGATCCAGAGGTTGCATTTCCTTCTTGTGCTTGAATAGAAGCATTTAAGGTCTTGCCATATTTTACAACAGTTCCACTATATGTGTTATCAGCAAATGCAGATTGCTTGATAAGATCTCCAACGGTTTCTCTTGTTACAGAGTTCTTATAGTCGTTAACAGTAACTAAACCATGAGTATAGTTATCAGCAGCAGAGAATGTTTCTGGTGGATCAATTAATGCTGCATAGTAATTCTTCTCTTCGTTTGATGTTCCATTCTTCTGGAACCAGAGAGGATCGTTTCTATAGTTTAGCGGATATAGTCTACCAACTGGTTGTGAGAACTTATAGTTCTTGAAGTTATTTGTTACGCCAGCTCCAGTTGGGAATGGTGAAACGTTACCACGTAAGCAGGTTAGGTAATAAATACCATCCTGTTGACCTGCAATACGACGCTGTAGTGTTTCTGTAGCGAAGATATAGAATGTATCTTCGATGATACCAGCATCTTCTACACTATCAACATAGTATTCAATACCAGCATCATCTTGGATCTTATCGCCAGGAGTGATGGTGTAAACATTAGCACCATTTTGTCTCCAGTAATACTCAGGATATCCCTTACGAATAAGTGTCTTGAGTGGTAGGGATTTGCCCATATCCTGATCTTCGAGCATATCAGCGAAGACAGTTCCCTGAGTAAATCTTACGTTAGCATACTCACTATACTCTAGTTTACCACCAGCAATTCCTTTGATGATTAGGTAATGATCACCACCAACGCTATAGTAAGCATGGATGTAAGCAGAACCAGAAGAAGCACCAGTAAAGAATACTTTATTTGAAAGGATGTTTTGTGTCTTGTTAGCAACAAAGTCACCACCTTGAGGAGAAGTGATCTTTACAGTTGTAAAGAGTTCATTTCTCAATCCAGGGAAGTTTTGTGAATCTACAGTATGATCATATACTGTAAGCTCAAGATACTTGATATTTGCATCAAGAGCATCTGCTACATAACGACCACTCTGAATGGTTGCTTGAATACCAGAACTAAACTTAGCAAATGCACGGTAATCAATACCCTGATTGGTTAGATCTTTCTTGAATGGATCATATGCTGCATCTGAATTTAGATCATTTGATGTAAACTGCGCTGCAGTATATCCGATATATTCGCCAGCTTGTACTGGGTTCTCAAATCTAGCACCATATACAGATCCTGTAACTGGCTTCAGTACGATCTTCTGTGGAACTAACTTACGGGTGTCGTCAGTTCTTGTCTTAAGAACAAATCCGTTGATAGGATCTCTTGCGTTTTCAATATACTTAGGAATGACATAACGGATCTTATAAGTTCTGTCATCAGCTTCTCTAGTATCATCAAGACGCTCGTACCACATATCTGTGGTTCTTGGTCTATCAGAATAATCATCTTCATTAATTCTAGTGAAGATGTTCTTGGCAATATCATTAGGAATACCACCAGTAACAACATCTTTACACTGTACGTACCACTTACCTGCGCTTGTCTTAGCGTCAGTAAATGATGGATCAAATCTCATAGGAGATCTACGCTTGTTAGCATAGACATCAAACTTCAATCCAGCTTGACCAGCAAAGAATTGAATTGGATTTACATTATTAATTGCATCAGCATGTGTCTTGTGAATTGTGAATACTTTATCGTTTTGATAACGAGCAAAGAATTCTACTTGAGGATTAATTCTACCAACGTTAGCATTCTGTGGATTAGTTACTGCTACAGTTGGATCACTTTGATAAGTTTGAGAAACTAATGGTAGTTGTCCACCCTCAACTGCTCTAAAGAATACTCTATGTGGAGTTGTAGAAGCAGATGGTCTGTCAAAGATGTGTGATACATCAGTTTCAATACCAGCATTAACAGTATTGGTTAGATTACATCTGTAATTGTGTAGATCATACTTGTCATCAAGTACAAACTGGTAGAGGTCGATTTCTACATTTGCGTCAATACCAGATGTTTCTGATGCATAGATGTAGATACCAGCAGCTGCGTTCTCCTTAGAGGTTGCAAGCATCAACTTGGTTTGATCGCTTCCGTTAAAGTATGTTGTGTTGCTGTAATCTGCTGGTTGAGTTCTTCTACCAGGAGCAATTACATAGTATGTTCTGTTTGGCTCAAATCCCTTTGGAAGTCTAACAAGTCTCTTATCAACTTCAACATACTTACCAGTTGTAATATCAAAACGAGGACGTGGAACAAGTCTTACAGGAGTTCCAGTCTCAAAGTTGTGTGCGTTTGTTGAACCATAACCAGTTGTATCAATTGTAAAGACGGTAGCACGAGAAGCAAAGAGTGCAGTATTGACTGTCTGCTCTTGAAGTGCAACTGTACCAAGTCCACTATTGATGATGGTTGTGATGTTACCAATTAGAGTGATAATTGCGTTAGCGGTGCTAGCACATTCTCTTTGAGTTGGAGCAGATGGAGTAAATGCAGTAGTATCTTGGATAACATCTGGATTTGTATTTGCTGGTCCTACAGTTACTCTTTGTGGAAGAGTATTAGCCCAAGCACCCTTTTCGAAAGTGAAGTATAGTTTTGTTGTTGTACTTGTCTGAAGTGCATTAACTGTATTTCCACTAGTAAATCTGGAGTTAGCAACACCAAGTTCAATTGTTGTGTTGCTTACAATTCTCTTGACAAACGTATCTTTTGGAATATTTGTATAGATTGGAACTGCTCCATTTTGAAGCAATCCATTTACATATGGAGTTGGGGTATTTGCATACTCAACAACTCTCATTCCAATAGTAATGCCTCTGGTATCAGCAACATTAACGAGAGCAGAACCAGAATTTGTTACGCAATTGACGGCAAGAACGTCGAAGTTACGCATCGCTGCAATCGCAAGATCGCCAACGTAGTTCCAAGCATCAATAGTTTCAGTCTTTTCCCCATCGATATAGGTTAGGTTGTTGCCAACATAATATGCTTCACCAGCTTGGATGGAGTTAACGTTACCACCAAGTCTAAGGTCATTAACAACAGCATCAACGATGTAAGAAACGTCACGATAGCACTTCGATTGCTTAGCATTAGCAATAAAGTCTCCTGCATTTGCTAGAGGTAGTCCAGCAAGAGTTCCTCCTCCAATTGCATCAGTAACGATGTCAAAGAGGTTTTCAATCGTTGAGCGAACGTTAGCACAATCCCACTCACCGTTGCTGAGAGGTGGTAGAACATTAAGATTGCCAGCGTATAGACTATCAACAACGATGCTAATGAGTGTATCAACAGTTGCAAGAACATCAGAACAGTTACCAATAGCATATGTGGTTGGTTGTGCTGGAGCAGTTCTCGTGATACCAGTTAGGTTACCAACTCCACCATCGTTACCGATTGCTTGAATGATGATACCAAATAGAGTATCAGCAGCTGCAATTGCTGAACCACACTTAGGTAGGTTTTCATCAGCATCCCAGTCATGAGTTTGGGTAAAGTCAAATACCTGAGTTTCAGTATTACCAGCAGTTGGAGTTACAACAACGTTATTAATAATGGCAATCGCTACTTTCTTTGCTTCAAGGAATACCTTGGCAGCTTCATCACGCTCAGGATCAATAAATGTTTGAACTGGTTGTCCGTTGAATGTGTTAGTTACATAGACATTTGCAGCATCATAAGTCTTGGCATTACCACCAAACTTGATGTCATATGCGATCTGCTCTAGAACATCATAGACATCATCAAGGCAATCCTGTTCTGTGTTACCAGTTTGTGGAACATAAGAAGGATATGCCAACTTCATACGCTGGTATGCTTCCTTGGCAATAAACTTCTTGTTATCCATGATGGATAAGAAGACGTTGCTATGAATGTCAGAGAATATAGCTGGATCTTCTGTATTATCTAAGGTAATCGTAAGATCTCTGACATAGTATTGGTTATTGATAGCACGGTTCATTAGATCCTGTGCTCTTCTAAATGCTGTGATAGAAGGTCCAGTCTCTCCAGCAACGCCATTTGTGAGTAGAGTTGTTGCGTTGGTGAAGTATTCCTTAGTAGCAGCAATCGTATACTCGTTACCACCAAACCAGAGGTCTTGCGCTACAGCATCAACGATATGTCCGATATCTCTGCGGCACTTAACTTCGCCAGTTAGGAATGTGCCAACATTCTCAGCAGGAAGACTGTTGAGATTACCTGCAGTAATTGCGGCAGTTGCAATACCAGCAAGAGTTGTGATTGCAGATCTTACGTTTGCACAGTTGTTTGTATTCTGATTTCCTACGGCACCAGATGATGGTGAAGGATCTGGAGTGATTGTAAGATCCTTGTAATATAGAGCATTTACAACTGCTTGACGCATGTACTCAGCAGCTTCGTTGAATGCTGTGTTGCTCTGTGCTGTCTCACCAACTAGACCGTTGCTGATTGGAGTGTTGCCATTAAAGTACTGCTGAACGAATGTTCTGGTGTGCTTATTACCACCAGTAAATACGTCAACAGCAACCGCATCAATAAAGTATCCAATATCACGGGCACACTTCTTCATGCCAGCAGGGGCAGAACCCTTGTTGATTTGTAGAGGAAGTGAATTTAAGTTACCATCGTTAATGATTGTAGTAACAATTCCAGTAAGAGTGTCGATCGCAGAACGAACGTTGGCGCAAGAGTTTGCGTTTGTATTGCTACCAGTAGCAGGATCAGCAGTAATTGTGAGATCCTTAACTGTGAGCTGGTTAGTGATAGCAGACTTCATCAGGGTCTTTGCCTGATTGAAAGCATAAATGCTCTCAGTAACTTCACCAACTAGACCGTTGCTGATTGGAGTTGTAGCATTCGTAAAGTATTCAGCAGCAAATCTGTATGAATACTCGTTACCACGAATGAACAGGTCAAGTGAGATAGCATCAACAAAGTATCCAAGGTCTCTCTTACACTTCGTTTCAGTAGAAGCAACACCAGGATATAGAGTGACCATGTTGGTCCAAGCAGTACTGACAATCTCAGTCTTATTCTGCTGGATTAGACGATAGCTATCATAGAAGCGAGAATCTGCTGTCGTTTGTGCGTCACCAGGGAAGTAGAAATCAGGATAATCAACAGCAATCTTCGCAAGTGCTCTATCTGCGATCTCCTTGCTATTACGACGGATCAGACGGTATGCGTCAGCAAAGCGTGATTGTGCGTTGCTCTGAGTATCACCAGGAATGTAGAAGTCTGGGTGATAGACACCAATTTCAGCAAGTGCTGCGTCGAGGATAAATTCTCTGTTAGCAAGAACACGATTA